ACGAGAAGGGCTGCCTCTCGCACGATGACCGGGCCGACTCGTTGGCCATCGCCTGTGCGTTCTTCGTGGAGGCCGCCGCCCAGGACCAGGACCGCGCCAAGCGAGCACGGGATGACCAGCTCCAGCAGGAGGCGTACGAGGCGTGGATGGATGAGACGGGGGCTGGTGTCGATGCGTTGGCCCTGGGGTGGCGTCCGAAGGCCACCGCCAAGGCCCACGGGGGCGTCAGCCGGCTACGGGTGGGCGCTTGAGCTCCACCACCTTGTCTGCCATGCCGCTGAAGTCGAGCTTCCCTGCGATCTGACGCAAGGTCGAACCCTCGGCTGAGGCGGCGGTGACGTTGTTCTGCTTCAGCAGCGCCATGGCCTCAGCACGGGCTTTGCGGTCGCCGTTCTTGAGGTCTTCCAGCACCCCAAGGATCAGCTCCTCGTGCATCTCCCCCAGGGCCTGTTGGAGGTCGACCTTCTGATCAGCCATGGGTACGGGGGTGCAGAACAACGCCAGTCTGACCAACCCCGATTCCACAACGCCAGCGTGATGTCTGGCCTTTTCTGGTCTGTTTCGCCCCGGTAGGCTCGGATTACTGCGCCCCCGGAGAGCATTTGGCCTACCTGCCGCCGATTGACGAGCGTCTGGTGACCGCTCTGGCCAAGCAGTTCCCGGATCAGGCTGCGGAGCTGAACTGGCTGGAGAAGGAGGTCTACTTCCGTGCCGGCCAGGTGTCTGTCGTCCGCTGGCTGCGGGCGATGTGGCAGGAGCAGCAACAGCATCCGATCGACCTGGAGGACATCTGATGTGCATGGGTGGCGGGGGCAGTCGGGCGACGATCACGGTCCCGGACTACAGCGCCTTCAACCGGCAGTTCGACCTGCAGAAGACAGCGATCGAGCAGTCGATGAACAACGGCACGCAGCTGCTGCAAAGCCAGCTGACGGCTGCCGTCCGTGATCAGCAGTCAGTGCTGGAGGCATCGAACCAGGCGAAGCGTCAGGCGGCGGAACTGACCAGTGCGCAGGCCATGCGGATGGCGCAGCTGATCGGTACGCCGCCACCGGAGAAGACCGCCGCGGCCCCGGTCGTCGGTCGCAACCGGACGGGGGACAGCGCCAAGGGGAAAGGTGCGCTGCGGATTGAAAGCAAGGCCACGGTTGGTTCCTCACCAGGGACCGGCCTCAACATCACCTAGGGGGATCTGACCATGTGCATGGGTGCTCAGCCGAAGCCGCCGAAGATCGTCCAGCAGGGCCCCAGCCAGGCGGAACTGGATGCCAGCCAGGCGCAGATGGATGCGTACCGGGCCCAGGTGGCGGATCAGACCGCTGCGTTCCAGGCGCAGATCCAGCAGCAGATTGATGCCGCCAACCAGCAGAAGGCTGATCTGGAGGCGAAGCTGGCCGCTGATACGGCTGCTGCAACGGCTGCCGCGGCCAGTCAGCAGACCTCGGCCTATGCGGTGACTGCATCGCAAAGCCAGGCGCCGGCGGCAGCTGAGACGACGACTGCTGCAACGGCCAAGCCGAAGCGATCGAGCAACCTGCGCATCAACCTGGCCGGTACACCCAGCTCGTCTGGCACTGGTCTCAACATCGGGGTCTGACCATGCCGACGGCTGAATCCCGCTACCGCAACCTGGAGGGCCCCAGGAACTACGCCCTGGATCGTGCGCGGGCATCAGCCCGTCTGACGATCCCGTACCTGGTGCCGACCAGCAATGAACCCACCCCGAACCACCAGGAGTCGTACCCGGTGCCGTGGAATGGCATCGGCGCCCGTGGGGTGTTGAACCTGGCCAGCCGGATGCTGCTGGCGTTGCTGCCGCCCACGCAGCAGTTCTTCCGCTTCTCCCTCGATGAGGCGGCCCTGGCGAAGCAAGGTGTCGGCCCGGAGGAGAAGTCGAGCTTCGAGGAGGCACTGAGCAAGATCGAGCGGCTGGTGCTGCGGGAGATTGAGGCCAGCAACGACCGGGTGGTGTTCCACGAGGCGCTGCTGCACCTGGTCGTCACCGGTAACGCCCTGCTGTACATCGGCAGTGATGGCCTGCGGGTGTACCACCTGAATCGGTACGTCTGCAGCCGTGACCCCATGGGCAACCCCCTGGAGGTGATCACGTGCGAAGAACTGGCGATCCATGTCCTCCCCCAGGCGGTGCAGGACCTGCTGAAGGAGGAGGACGACGAGCTGAAGGGGATCCTGGATGACCCGGACCCGATTCCCAAGCGGGAGGACGCCAAGACCGTCCGCATTTACACCTACGTCCAGTGGAAGGGGAAGCGGGTCGAGTGGCACCAGGAGGTGAAGGGCAAGAAGATCCCCGGCAGCGACGGCAGGGCCCCGCTGGACGTGAGCCCCTGGCTGCCGCTGCGCATGACCCGTGTCGACGGCGCCCCCTACGGGGTGGGGTATGTGGAGGCCGCGGCCATCGCGGACCTGCAGACCGTCGAGGCGTTGTGTCAGGCCACGCTGAGGGGTCCCTGGCGAGCAGCAAGGTGCTGTTCCTGGTGAAGCCCAGCGGTGTCACGAAAGCTGCTGACCTTGCGAAAGCCCCCAATGGCTCGTTTGTCACTGGTGATCCAAATGATGTTCTGGCGCTTCAGGTGCAAAAGAGCACTGATCTGGCTGTTGCGATGCAAGGCAAGCAGCAGATTGAAGCCCGTCTCAGCCAGGCCTTCATGCTTGCCGATGTCCGCGATTCAGAGAGGACGACTGCCGAGGAGGTGAGGCTGCAGGCCCTGCAGATCGAGAACTCCCTGGGTTCCATCTACTCGATCCTGACGACCGAGTTCCAGGTGCCCTATGTCTCCCGCAAGCTGGACATCCTGACCCGCGAGGGCAAGGTGCCCAAGATGCCGAAGGACCTGGTGAAGCCAGTGATGACGGTCGGTCTGGCCGCTGTGGGCCGCGGCAACGACCTGGAGCAGCTGGTGCGGTTCACCACCACGCTGGGTCAGACCATCGGCCCCGAGGGCCTGGCGCAGTATGTGAACGCATCGGAGCTAATCAAGCGCCTGGCCTACTCGATGGGCATTGATGTCCTTGGTCTGATCCGCAGCCAGGAGGAGCTCGCTGCTGAACAGCAGCAGCAGCAGCAGATGGCCATGGCCCAGCAAGCCATGGCGTCACCCATGGCTGACCCCCAGAAGCTGGCCACTGCTGCTGCCACCACGCAGCAGATGCAGATGGCAGCTGAACAACAACCCGAACAACCCGTATGACTTCCACCCCCCAGCTGAGCATCCCCGAGGGCATCGACGGCATGGTGGCCCCCGGCCAGGAATCCCTGGTCGAGGAGTTCGCCCGTGAGCAGGAGGCCGAGCAGCAGCCTGAACTGCTGGCCGGCAAGTTCAAGACGGTCGAGGACCTGGCGAAGTCGTACCAGGAGCTGGAACGCAAGCTGGGTCAGCGCCAGGAGCCTCCTGCGAACGACCAGCCCGAGACCACCGGCTACACGCCTGAGCAGGCCGTGGAGCTGTACGTCGAGGCCCCGGTGCAGGCGTTGGCCGAGAAGGGTGTCGACCTGGCGGACGTGATGTGGAAGGCCGACAACGGTCAGGACATCAGCGAGCACTACGACGCCCTGGCCGAGACCTTCGGTGTCTCCCGCCAGGTGGTCGAGAACTACGTCAGCAAGGCCCAGGGCGGCGCCCAGGAGGCCCCTGCAGCGGCTGGGCTGTCTGACACCGATGCCGCGGAACTGAAGGCCATGGTGGGCGGCGATGACGCCTTCCAGCAGCTGAGCCAGTGGGCGGCCAAGAACCTCCAGGCCAAGGAGCTGGCTGACTACAACGCCGTGGTCGACAGCGGCAACCGCCAGGCCATCGAGTGGGCCCTGAAGGCCATCCAGGCCCGGCGGGCTGCACCGGATGCCGTGGTCGAGCCGAAGCTCTACGGGGGCGGAAACGCGCCAGCCGTGGCGAAGTTCGAGAGCCAGCAGCAGGTCCTCGATGCGATGAACAAGCGGAATGAGCGGGGGCAGCGCATCTACGACGTCGATGAGGCGTATCGCCAGAAGGTGCAGGACCTGTTGGCACGGTCTGATGTCTTCTAGGTAGTCTTTCTGTAGACACACCTGGACGGCAGGCCCCCCGAGGGGGACAACTTGCGGCGGCGAAAGGTCAAGCGGTCTGAAACCCCCTTTCCTTCACTTCCACTGCAATGGCAACTCCTCCTGATGTTGCACTGAACAGGCTTGGCCAGATCAAGGGCGCAGCCGCCACCTGGGGCCCTGGTGCCACTGGTGTTGATGCGGACCGTGCCCTGATGCTCAAGCTCGGCTCTGCCGAGGTGCTTGATGCGTTCATGACCAACTGCCTGTTCAAGGGCAAGACCCGCGAGCGGAACATCCGCGGCGGCAAGTCGGTGGCCTTCCCCATCACCGGCAAGATGGCTGCTCGCTACCACAAGCCGGGCACCCCGATCCTGGGTGAGGGCAACGACCCCAGCGACCTGAACGAGCGGGTGATCACCCTCGATGCACTGATGATCGCTGATGCGGCGATCTATCAGCTGGACGAGCTGATGACCTACTTCGACGTTCGGCAGATTTACACCACCGAACTGGGTCGCGCCCTGGCCTACGAGTACGACAAGCGGGTTGCCCGCCTGATCTACGCCGCGGCCAGCGACACCACCGAGCCCCTGGCCAAGGACGGCACCGCCAAGCCCAAGGGCCCTGCCAACAACACTGGCCGGATCGGTAAGACCATCACCCTGGGCACCAGCTACACCGGGGCTGGCGCCACCCGCCAGGCCAAGGGTGACGCCCTGGTGGACGCCATCTTCGACGCACGCATCGCGTTCGAGAAGAAGGACGTCTCGATCGACGGCATGTATGCGGTCT